TTTAGGAATTTGCCACAGTAAGGCCAAGGTTTAGATCCACGATCTACATAGATGTGAAGTGCAACCCAGAACTGTTCAAGCAAGGTGGAATCCTTCGGTGGTTTGCCGCTGCTGCCGCCATGAGCAACCCAAGTCCGGGGATACTCGATCTGGAATAGCCCTTGAAACTGTTTGCGTGTGCCGCTGACAGCATTGAGCCGACCAGAGGATTCACACATAGCCAATTTCTGCCACGATAAAGGTAGTTGATCCAAAGATAAGTCCGGAATCTCTACCACTTTTGGAACTTCCTCTACAGGTTTTATCTCGAGGTGGATTGGGGCGTTTGGGGTCAGCGAAATCGCCAACCCCAAAGCCACCAGCCCGATTATGAATCGGTGATGCATTACTTCTCCTTCCACAGTAGGGCTGTTACCAGCCCCAGTATTGGTATCGCAATTAGTAGCGGTTGATTCTCGGCTATCCCTACAGGGAGAGTAAAGAACAAGAGTATGACTAAGATGAAGCCTATCAAATGGCCTTCTCCAATCCCCAAGTTTCGAGCATTGAATCGCTAGTCCTATGGTCATCAAGTAAGCCATAAGCGGTGCTGATTACCTCTTCAGGTATCCCATACTTATTGCCTACTCTTACAGCACCTTCAGCTTGGCAGGTATCTTCGATCTCAATCTCCTTGCCAGCAGGGGTGATGTATCTCGCTGTAATCTCTACGACTTGGCGGTGTCCGTCTTCATACTCTTCGAGTTCACCCCAAAGGTGAATCCCCCAATCCTTGCCATCAACTGTTACCCAGTTGTATTGAGTTATGTCGGTCATAGTTTGCCCTCGATTTTCTTGCCGCCACATTCAGCACATTCGCCGGAACTCGTTTGAACTTCTTCGTAGTTATCGGTCTCGACATCTATAAATTCACCTTCATCATTATAGATTCCAAGTTTATGGCAGACTTCTGTATACCAAATTCTTTTGGTATTACCGCAATCTAAACACTTAGGCATTATGAGACCACCCATTCACCCTTAGTTTCATCAAGGACATTCTCTTGGATCTCCCAATCGCATTCTTCCCAGCGAATCTTGAGTTCCATAACAGGTGAGATTGAATCTATGAACTCGTTCATAATTGCCTCGGCTTGTTCCTTAGTCTCGGCCATTATTTCAATGATAGGGATAGTCAGGTCAGTTGAGTAATACTTAGGCATTACTTCACCTCTTCTGTGTAGATGTCGGAATCATCTTCTTCATCAGAGTTCAACTTCTTTACTGTGCCAGTTGAATCCTCTTCGAGTCCTGTATAGATAACGATTTGGCCGTCATTATCTCGCTCGAAAGTTGCAGTTGGAATAACTTCCAAGACCTTGGTGCATAGCCAATCGAAGCTCTTTTCATTCTCTGCAATCTTCTCTTCGCAGATGTCGAAGAGAGTCTTATCTTCAGACTCTTCAATCGCATCAGCCCAATCAGGGTCAGCAATCTTGTTGCCTTCAGAGTTATACCAATACGAATCCATTCCGTATTCGTGCATCTCACCTCTGTAATAGAAAGTCTCGCCTTCATACTTCAGGGTCATTCGATACGCTGTCGAGGTCGAGAATGAATCTGCCTCTACAACTTCTAACTTATCGTTTATCTTCATTATCATTCTTTCTGTAGGTTGAATCGGTATTCAAGACGAACACCCGAAGAGGCAGGGAGAGATTCCCCCTGCCCTATCGGCTACTAATCTTTCAGTTGCGTTAGGTCAATCATTCGAGTCGCTGTCTTGCTTTCTTCAGCGTTATTCCTATCGGTAATCCACCACTCAAGGCCTTCGAGCCTTGTTGCTAGATCGTGGTTTGCGAGAGGGTCGCTTGAATAAATCACGACCCAAGTCTTATGAACTGCCATTACTTCACCCCCTCTCTACACTTATTACAATCGCAATTCGCCACACAAATCGGGCACTCGGTTGAGCAATCACCAGCGTGAATAGTCATCACCACAATTACACCTCGCAATCGTGGCCATAAGACCACTCTTGGCAATCGTTATCATCTAGCAGGTCGAAGACCCGAGAACACTCGGGGCACTTAGCCTTGGTTGGAATCGTAGGCATTACTTATCTCCCTCGCTGTCGCCTTCACCGCTTGAACGCTTTTGGCATTCGCATTCACAGCATTTACAGCCGCAATCATTCGAGTAATACCCACACTCGAGGCAGACCCAATTCGAGCATTTGCATTCTTCACACATTAGAGGCATAAAGAATCACCGCCCCTCTTCTGGAAAGTAGCACTCGAGGGAACTCTTGAAGCAATACCCATCACCGACCCAGTTCAAGTGGTCAATTCCCCACAGTAAAAGTCCGGCAACTAATAAAGCATTTATTCCAAGCGATACGGCGAGAACTATCTCGCCTCTTCTATTGAGTTTCATAGACCGAACTCACTCTCGACACTTAGAAGCTCGAGAACGAAAGCCTCGCAATCTTGGGGGCGATTAGCCCACTCACTCAACGCATCTCCCAACTTACCCAACTCAACGAACCCCATTGAATCGCTTGGGTCTTTCCAATCTGCAAGAGGTGAGCCGAGATTCTCGGCGGAATGTCCAACAAGATCTAAGAACATTCTAAACGGCCTAAAGTCTTGGTAATTACTAGACCAAGAATAAAGGGATTCGATTGCCTCGCAATAAGTGGGGGCAGAATCTGCACTCCACGCTAACGCCCCTACGCTCTTAGGGGTCTTGGTTTCTGTGTTCATTTATTGCCTTTCTGTAGGTGGTGAATGTCTAGGGGATTCCCTTAGACATAAAGCAAGGGCAAGACTCGGAAGCCTTGCCCTCACTTTACGGCCTAAGCGATTACGGCCTCGATACCTGCCTTCGAGTATGCCTTCACTAAGGCATTCAATCGGGTCTTGGAAAGAGGGGCGAACACTAAGACCTCGCCACTCTCGGAATCGAGAAGAGTAATGAACGGATTACTTACTCGCATTGACGAACACCCCCTCGAGGTCTTTCAGACCTGCCTCAATCTTGGGGTGCAATTCTCGGCGCATAGCCGAGAATGCTTCAGTTGGCCAACCTGCCGACATAACTCGGCGTAATAGTAAAGAGAGAGAATGCCCATTGACTAACTCGAGAGCCTTATCGAGTGCCTTGTTGGCCTCTTCAATCTGCCCCAACTCGTAAAGATAAGCCCCTCGAATCGCCTCGAGTGCTGCCGAATCTTGGCCGAGTAATTGAATCGCCGTAATGAATGCGAGTGAATCTTCAGAATCTAGGGAGATACCAATCGCCCCGAGTGCATAATCTCGAATCTGCACACTCTCGGCGATTCCAATAGTGGCGGTCTTGATTGCATTCTCTTCGAGCATTCTCGAATCTTGGAATGAATCGAGTAATGAATCGAGTGCATTCTTGGCCTCGAGGTGAGTAGGTAAATCGGTCTTGATGTCTTTCATAGTAAGTGCCTCATTCTGTAGGTAATGAATCGAGAGAGAGATTCCCTCGATTCCCTAATTGTGAGGCCTCAGCTCGAGGATTGCAATAACCAACTAGATCGTGTTGCCGGTATTTATCCCCCTCGAAAGTGAGCCATTTACAGGGCTTTCAGAGATTCCAGAGATGAAAGACCCAAGGCCAAGACCTAAGACCCCAAGGCCTCGAGGTCTGCCAAGGTCTGCCCGATTCCCTGCCGATTCCCCAAGCCTTGCCCCCTCGATTACCTGCCAAGCCCTGCCCCTGCCCCCTCGAGTAATGCCCTAAGTCTTAGGCGATTACTAACAAGGGCAAGACTAAACAAGGCCTAGTTGCCGAGGGTCTGCCCTGTATCGAGTCTCCCCGACACGCCGAGAATGTTGGTTTACATAATGTCTGTTATCGGCTTAGGGGGGTCAGACACGCAGGGGGGATAAATTGACCCGAGTGCTTAAAACGGCTGGGGCCCCTGTATATATGTACCCAGAAAAATATTTTTGATAGGATCTCGAGCTGTAAAATAGGCTCTGAGCAGGACTTTTACACACAATAGATAGAATGTGATACAAATCACAGGGCATAGTGTGGGATAAAACCCATTTATCCCGGCTTATATATAGTAGGAGGATAATTACTTGCTAAAGTAATTAGACGACTACACCGGCTCTAGGGAGCCGGAGCGAGCCCTAGCGAGCAAAGGCGACCTAGAAGCCCCTAGTAAATGCCCAGTAGTCTGTTCTTTTTTAGAACCGCTAAACCCAATGAAAAATCTTTGGCGACCACGCCAGCGAAGCTGGCGAGGAGAGATATGAGTAAACAAGAAGAGACAGCCAAGATCAAGGCAAAAGTAATCCGTCTGATTACAGAGGGTTGCACAGTCGAAGATGCCATGCGGCAGGTCGGCAGATCAGCAAAGCTATGGGATTACTACCGCTCCACGGATAAAGAATTCAAGGAGACTGTAGATAAGGTTCGTGCTGCTAGATCAAAGCATGGCCGCATCCAGTCTGAGGAATCCCTCGAGATGGACTTCCGTACTTTCCGCAAGGAGTATCTGGAAGCAGACACCTTTCCGCATCAGATGAATATCATCAACCTTCTTGAAGGTAATGAACCTGAGTGGATGCATAGCTCTATGCAATTTGAGCAAGGCCGCCCCCAGTATGTGCTGGTGAATGTGCCCCCTGAACACGCCAAATCGATGACTACCTCGATTGACTATCCGGTCTACCGGATCTGTATGGATCCCAATGTCCGTATCATGATTGTCTCGAAGTCACAACAGAAGGCAACAGAATTTATCTACGCTATTAAGCAGAGACTGACTCACCCATCGTGGCAGAAGCTGCAACTCGCTTACGCTGCTGGCTCAGGCTTTAAGTCTAAGTCAGCCACATGGCAAGCTACGCAAGTTTACCTCGGAGACGAACTGCGTGACTCAGACCAGAAGGATCCTACGATTCAAGCAATCGGTATCGGAGGACAGGTATACGGTGCGAGAGCAGACCTGATTATCCTAGACGACTGTGTGACTATGTCTAACTCCCACGAATACGAAAAACAGATTCGTTGGATTCAGCAGGAAGTCCTAACTCGACTCGGGCCTACCGGCAAGCTTTTAGTTCTTGGAACTCGAGTAGATTCCATTGATCTCTATAGAGAACTCCGTAACGGTGAACGCTACCCGACAGGTAAGTCACCTTGGACATATCTGGCCATGCCAGCAGTTCTAGAGTTTGCAGAAGACCAGAAGGACTGGAAAACACTTTGGCCTAAATCAGACCGCCCTTGGCAGGGCAGCGAAGAAGAGGCAGACGAAGACGGTCTATACCCACGCTGGGATGGCAATTATCTATCCATGCGTAGAAGTGCATTAGACCCAAAGACTTGGTCGATGGTTTACCAGCAAGCAGATGTTGATGAAGACTCAACCTTCAACATGACTTGCGTTAAAGGTTCTATCGACAGAATGAGAATGATCGGGCCAATCGTTCCGGGCAATCCCGGACATCCCGAGACAGTAGAAGGTCTCACCATCATCGCAGGGCTTGACCCAGCGATAGTTGGTGATACGGCGGCAGTTGTTGTAGCTGTAGATCGTAGGAGAAAGAAAAGATATATCCTCGATGCTGCGACTATAACTAAACCGTCACCGCAAGCCATCCGTGATCTCATCACTACATTTACGGAAAAGTACAAACCATCGGAATGGATGGTTGAACGAAACGCCTTTCAGGGTTATCTGACACAGGATGAGAATTTACGGCAATGGTTAGCAAGTCGTGGTGTGCTTCTTCGGGAACACACTACTTCTAGAAATAAGTGGGATGTTGGATTTGGTGTCGCTGCAATGGCTTCCTTGTTTGGAAGCGTTGAATCCAATGGTAAGCACCATCGAGATAACTTGATGCACTTGCCTTCAGATAGACACGAAGGCATCCGATTACTTATTGACCAGTTAGTAACATGGTCGCCAGAGACTAAGAACAAGACAGACCTTGTTATGGCCCTCTGGTTCTGTGAGATTAGAGCAAGAGAGATCTGCCAGTTTGGTGAGTATGGCGGAAAGTTCGTACACAATGAATTCCTCACCCGAGCAGATGCCGAAAAGCGACAGGTCATCAACCTTGATGAGTGGGCCGCAGATCGCCGTTTGGCATAAGGAGAAAAATGCTTTCAGTTCAAGAAGTTGCAGCTAAGGTTGAACGCCTTAAAACACGCAACATGGATCGTGATCGCCGTATGGCAGATGTTCTTGCTGTCCGTCAAGGTCGTATGCAAGATGTTTTCTTCGGTCAGTTCTCTGATGAGTATCCGAAGCCACTCATCGCTAACATGGTTGACATCGCAGCTCGTGACCTTGCCGAGGTAACTGCCCCTCTTCCAGCAATTAACTGTGCCTCTTCCAACATGACCTCCGACTCAGCTCGTAGAAAGGCTGAGATTCGTACACGCATTGCCAACCACTATGCCAATAAGTCTGATCTACAACTTCAGATGTATCAGGCAGCAGACTGGTATTACACCTATGGCTTTGCAGCAGGTATGGTGGAGATTGACTTTGATACCAACAATCCACGCATTCGTATGCTCAATCCTTTCGGTCTTTACTTTGAAAAGGATCGCTTTGGCTCAGTAGTTGCTATGGCTCAAATCATTATGTCTGATTCAGAGTCTCTATCTTACCAATATCCAGAGTATAAGGCTCAGATCAACAGCAAGTATCGTATGAAGTCTACGATTTCCATGGTTCGCTACCATGATAAGTATCAAGATTTAATCTTTTTACCGGAGTTAGATAACCTAGTTCTATCTAATACCCCTAATCTTCTAGGCAAAATCCTTGTAGATGTAGCAGAACGACCAACAGTTGATGGTCAAACTCGTGGTCAGTTCGATGATGTCCTACCAGTTCAGATGGCTAAGGCTCGATTTGCACTCCTTCAGCTTGAAGCAGCGAAGAAGTCAGTCAATGCACCTATCGCTATTCCACCAGATGTCCAAGAATTTACCCTTGGCCCAGATGCTTTGCTTCGATCTAACACACCTGAAAGAATCCGTAGAGTTCCAATCGAACTTCCTAACGGAGTCTTTGCTGAATCACAGGCACTTGAGCGTGAACTCCGTATGGGTTCTCGTTATCCGGAAGGCCGAACAGGTCAGATCGATGCATCTATTGTTACAGGTCGTGGCGTTCAAGCCCTTATGGGTGGCTTTGATTCACAGATCAAGGCAGCACAGGCAGTCTTTGCTCGCTTCTTTGTAAACCTTATCGGTATTGCATTCTGTGTAGA